GATTAAACCAGCCTCAAACAACGGTGCACAAGAATTTACACGTACGTGCTTATCATTACCACGACTTGGCGTAAAAGTCATCACTGGAATGTCCATTTGCCGTAATTCATGAGTTAGAGGTGTGCCCGATGCTTTTTGTTCAACGATTACCATATCAGGTTCCCAATATTTATATTGCTCGAGTGCTGCACGACGCAATTCTGGAAATTCAAATCTGTCTTTTACAGAATCTAGCAAAATTAAATTTGGTTTACTGTCTTCGTGCGGATAAAACACGCCCCAAGTTGTAATTGCAGAATAATCGGCTGTTTCTTTTTTTAAAAACGCAGTATCGTAGCTTTGAATAATATAATAACAGTCTGGCAGGTCTTCTTTTTCCCATTTCTTCCACCATTCACGTTTTATCAGCGCTCCTTCTTCAGAAGTTGGCTTTTGCATCCACTGTGCGTTCCATTTTCCAACTGGAAGTGTTGCTTTTACCTTTTCAAGTTCATCCATTTTCCAATATTGTGGCCACACAGGTTTTTTACTATCTCCATCGCCTATGATTGCTGGAAATTCGACCACTTCCCACTGATCGCCCTTAACATCTTTTTGATTATCTAATAATATTCCTGTTAAATCTTTTTTAGACCACCTTGTCATAACAAGTACGATCTTGGCACCAGGTTGAAGACGTTGTCTTGGTCCTGATGTGTACCATTCATACGCATTATCAAACGCAGAAGCAGACATTGCGTCTTGCTCCGAGTGCGGATCGTCAATTATTAATAAGTCAGCACCCCGTCCGGTGATTGCACCGCCGACACCCGCTGCAAAATACTCGCCGCCTTGTGCTGTTTCCCACCTGCCGGCAGCTTGCGAATCTTCTCTTAGTGTTGTGTCAAATATTTTTCTATAATCATCACTGTCAATTAGTGTTTTAGCTTTACGACCAAATCTTACAGCGAGTTCTCCTGTGTGAGTTGCTTGAATGATCTTTAATTTTGGTGTACGGCCCACCATCCACGCTGGTAATAAGAATGAAGCAAACTCAGACTTAGTATGTCTTGGGGGCATGTTAACAATTAATCTTGTAATTTTACCTGTTGCAAGGTCATTAAATTTTTTAGCAATAACTCTGTGGTGCGGTCCTTCTATGAACTCGGGCCAAACAGCTTTGACAAAGGACATAAAGTCATCTTTAGCACGGCTTTTGATTTTCTTTTCAGCAACCAATACTTGTAACTGTAAAAGTTCTTTTCTAACGTCAGCAGGTAATTTCTTTATATCTATATCTTTTAAATTCATAAAAATTTTTTATAAAATTTTTTGCACCTTTTTACAAGTGAAGAAGTTTTTTACCACCCTTATCTGTCTAAATCAAGCAATACAACCTAGAGTAGTGGGACCCCTTTTTATATAAAGGTGTATCGCTTATATAGTTGCAGGATTTATTGGGTGTGGGTGTGGTACCTCTATTGATTAGGTGTGTGTGACCCAACAGGGTCACACATGTATGTAACTCGGTTAGTCTAGTACTACCATGTATTGTTCTGCAAAGTGTCGCTTGAACCAATCTAATCCTTTACGAACTGTATCATAGTCACCAAACATTTCGCTGCCAATGATTGCATCGTACACTGCTGCTGCAAACTCTGGCATTGTAGTTGATTGACCACTGAATCTATTCTTAACTGTTACCTCAACTGTTGGGTCGTCTGGTAACTCCACATCAAATGGTAACTTGTAGTCTTTGTTTTTGTATTTAATTGTTTTCATGTTTTCTCCTGTATGTTAATAGCCTTATCCTATACTATCCACCATTATTGTCAACTGCTATTATCTTAGTTTCAATGTAGGGATTGCCACTCCAATCTGTTGTCTGTTCCTTGACTACATCTATCGGTGTTTCAAGAGCCTCGGTCCTTGGCGCAATGGCTATGACTTCTCTTACATATGTATTAGCAAAGTCATTATAACAACCATTACTACAAAAATAAGAATACATACCTAATCGATCGCCACTATTCCACCTGTCCTGTTTTACTTTCCTAGTTCTTAGGACCTTGCTACCCTTGACACCTCGTATTCTATCTTGTGTGTGAGATTTGTGACAGCTTGGTCCATGACACCAAACAAAATTACTCATGATCTGGCACCCCCATAAACATTGCAACAACACCAGAAAAACAAATTAGTATTCCTAATACTTTATGTTCGCCTGTGTGTATGAAAGTTATGAAACCTAACATAACTAAAACAAAGCCTGTTAGTATCATCATTAGTCTACCAAATACTTCTGCATAATTTACTTTGTTGTTGTTCATTAGTACCTCACTTTCCAACTGCCTTTGGCAGTTCTATAATTGTCTGCGTCCATGTCAAAGTATGTCATTAATTTTGCACCTTGTTTGCTAGTCCAAAATCTACATTTGTCTGTCCACTTTGCCTGTCGTGTGATGTGCTTTTTATCTTTGTTAGAATAATAAGTTATTCTAAATGTTGTATTGTTTTCCATGTTATTTCTCCTGTATGTTATGGGCTATCCTACCATAAATAGGATAGCCCTGTCAACTCTTAATTTACACTTTGTTGCTGTTGCATTATTGACCTTGCAATAGCTATTTTTTCCTCTCTAGTTTGTTCAACCTTATCTTCTAAAAGACTAGCTAGATTTTCTGGGCTATAAACTGATAAAGCCATACTGCTACTTTCATTTAGTATTCCCTCATTCAAAGCAATACCAAGTTTGTCAGCAAGTGCTTTTGCTTGGTCAAAGTATCTGTAAGATTTTAAACCAAGTTTTAGTTTTTCCATTTTACTATTTACATGACTATATAATTGTTGATGTGCCATGATAACATTCTCTCTCAAACTGTTATACATCTTGAACATCTCAAAAGTTTCTTGGTCAACTGCAAACATTCTACTATGACAATAAGATGTACCAATAGTAGTTAATTGGAAATCTTTTTCCCATTCATCTTTATAAGACATTTGAGTTTTATTATCGTTGCTACTATTCTCATGCCCTGTAAATTTATTTACTTGGCTTTCCATAGTGTAATAGCTTGGACTTCTTTTGTCGTAGTTATTATCAAGTGCAACATGAAAGTCTGGGTTAAGACCTTTTGCTTTAATCTCATCTCTATAATAAGACCTTGCAAACTCATCACTCAAACTAAATTTAACATGTTCTTCATCAACAACTTCTATTGGATTTCCGTCATAGTCGGTTGACATTTTTGGTGGTGCAGTAAAGACAAAACAATTATCATCATACAACTCTCCACCACTCCGATTGTATTTAGCAATCATACTTCTAATTGTATCTACATCTTCCTGTGGTTGGTGGTGTCTTACAACTGTTTCAACTAAAACTTTCATTTTAGTTCTAGCAGTATTATAGTCAGCGATTGCTTTTTTGTGCAGTTCATTCTTTGGACTGTTAAGTTCAAAGTGTGTTTGGAACACATCAGCAATAGCTTTTCTTTTTTCACTATTTAATGTTAGTCTTTTTTCTGGCATTTGTTTCTCCTGTATTGGTTAAAATTAATTTTAAATTAACACTTGACAATAGGATAGTCAAGCATTATATTTGATACAAGATTTGTAGCAAGGATACACTGACAACTTGCTACTGATCTCTGGTCCAATGATCACGCCGAAAGGCCTGAACCCTACCAGTTTGGATAGCGTTGGACCTGGGATCAGTCTATTAGTGCTGTGGTCCATGGATCCACTAGTGTGAAGAGACTGATCATTATTTGGTGGACCATTGTCGAGCCTAGTCTTTAAGTAACATGGCGCTAAGCAATGGCCCTCCTAATGAAAAAGGCACACATTCCGCTCACCAAATGCTTCGCGCTAAGTGACTTCGGGTGGGGCAGCCTTTGCTCAGCGTTGCCGGGTCCCTAGGCCAGGGGGTGCGCTGAGTTTATATGATTAAGTGGGGGCAACGAGTTGACGCTGGCCGGCGTTGTAAAAGAAGACCTGGCATGTCCAGGCAGCTCGCTCCCTGAAAAAAGAAAAAGAAAGCTACAAGCGCCAAGCTTCAAGCAGCAAGCAACGCTTGACAATGGTTCAGGGATAGTATAGGATGGTTATATTAACAAATACAGGAGAAATAAATGACAAAAGAAAACAATTATAGAACTGGTGAAGTTACGCAGCTTCGTAGAATAGCGGATGCGCTGGAAGAGATCCTGAGAATGGTTAAAGAGGACCAGGAGAGATCTAAAAAATATATGGAAGAACCTAAGCCGGATCTTCCTGATGACGTCCCATTTGCGGGGCGTCTGTAGTGAGTAGAAGACAAGGGTCCGAAAGTATTCGGGCCCTGGTTAACCACTGGCGCTGGCTGGTGGACCAGGGCCCAAGCTACAAGCTTCAAGCCTCAAGCTGCAAGCGCCAAGCTTTAGACTTGACAAGATTAAACTATAATGTTATTGTATCCTATAAAATACAGGAGAAAGTAAACAATGAAAATTAAAGAAGCGGAGGCTATAACTCACACACTATCGAAGCCTGGCAAAATGCCTGGATTCGCTTACAGTACACCAGCTCACGAATGCAAGACTGGGACCAAGCTCAGGGCCGTTCCTAATAGTGTCTGTTCTAAGTGTTACGCCTTCGAGCGTGGCCGGTATAGATTCCAAAATGTTATTGATGCACAATATAAAAGATTCAGATCATTAACTCACCCTGACTGGGTCGAGGCTATGGCTGCACAAATTAATTCTAAGAAAGTAAAATTCTTTAGATGGCACGACTCAGGCGATGTCCAAAATCTTGACCATCTAAGACGGATCTATGCCGTATGCAGGTTGACGCCTTCAGTTAAACACTGGATGCCAACCCGTGAAGCATGGACCAAGGACTATATTGTTGAAGCTCCTGACAATCTTGTTGTCCGGTTCTCCATTCCGATGGTGGACCAGGCAGCAATTGACAGCTGGCCTCATACCTCAACTGTCTCAACTAAAAAGATCGATGTCACCTGCCCGGCGCCCCTTCAGGGCAATCAGTGCAAGGACTGTCGAGCTTGCTGGGACAAATCAGTTTCAAATGTTTGCTACGGTGAACACTAAAAAATTCCCGCGTGGAATACTGGATCAGGTCATTAGCAACCCGGAAGCGCGTACGGCGGCCGGCGCGTGCACCTGGTCCGGGCCTCAAGCTACAAGCTTCAAGCTGCAAGCGTCAAGCTTTCGAACCAACCTGTTCAAGCATCAAGCGACAAGCGTCAAGCCCCAGGCAGCAAGCTTCAAGCTCCAAGCCGGAAGTAACAAGCTCAGTGATCCTAGATCCACGGAACATGGATATTGGAGAAGTATTAGAGGAGCAAGGACCAAGGGTCTTTGCTAAGATAAATGTATTGTTGGGATGACGTACATGGTACGCAATTTGGTGTGGACTAAACCTAAGTTTTTTACTCTTCGTTACCTTAAGCTCTATAGTACAAAAGTTCCCAGAAGTATTATAGACCAATAGATCAGGAGTCCCAAGTAGGCTACTGTTTTCAATTCGAATAAGCGACAATGACTTAAAATTTCTTTTAATTTGTTGATAGAATTTAGCCTCTGGGCCCATATGTTTTTTAAGGTAACCACTTCACTTAATACTGTAGTTTAGGTGGTATAATAAAGTTAGATTTTTTAGTTGTTTTCAATACAAGACGGTGCGCACTGTGTCCAGTTTGGCCTACGATCGGTGTGTTGTTTTCGTGTACTTCCATCTTTGTAATCTTTTCTAAATAACCATTTACCTCTACCATTATGATTGCATTAGAAATAGCATTACCTTGTCTACTGCCGTCACTTTTAGCTTCTGTGAATTTAGATAAAAATTCCTGTAAGTCTTGAACTCTCATTATTTTTTTATCTTCAATTCTAATAGCTGAAGTTCTTCGTTAAGTCTATCAATTTCTTTCATAAGATCTTGATTTCTTCTATCAAGTTTTGTTACCGCAGCTGCCATGTCAACAGCAATTTGTTTTGCACCTTTCAATTGATTCTCAGTATTGATGTACAAACTTTCTCTGTCTTGATATTTTTTTAAATCAGCTCTGTATTGCTCTGTAAGCAATGTAACAGCTAATGGATCTCTGGCCTCATTAGTAATCTTAGATTCATTTTCATGACTCATATCTTCTCCATGTTCTTTCAAATTAGTATATGTACGCTTATCTTTCATACCTTGACTTTATAGGATGATTACCTTAAATTGTCAATATGGGACTTCCAAAAAGATTAACAGAGATGCAGAAAAGATTTGCTGAGCTATTAGTATTTGGTGGACCTGACGGACCGCTTTCTAAGTCAGAAGCTGCTGAGCTGGCAGGATACTCACCTAAAAGATCACGTGTTGAAGGCAGTGAACTTACAAACCCAAGACACTCACCACTGGTGGTGCAATACATCGGTAAACTGCACGACGAACGATTACAAAAACATGAAGTGACTTATGCAAAGCATATAGCAGAACTAGATAGAATTAAGGATAAAGCTTTAAAGAAAGGTTCTTTCTCATCAGCTGTAAATGCTGAAGTGAGCAGGGGTAAAGCAGCAGGGCTATACATAGACCGAAAAATAATAAAAACTGGGAAACTAGAAGACATGTCAGAACAAGAACTAGAAGCAAAAATGAAACAAATCTTAGACGACTACGCACCTCTTCTAAATGTGACACC